TTCAACAAATATATAGGAATATCCGCCGGAAGGTACAGTATCAACAGCACCAGAAGCGCTATCAACAATAGTTACGGCGCCAGATGAGTCGTTATCAAAAGTAAATCCTTGCCCGTTAGCCATTGTTGTAGCAACAGGAAGCTGAATTGTTTGGGTTGTGGAACCGCTAATACGCTGGTAATAAGCAGATGCTACTGTTAAAACCGTTGTTGTTCCAGCCGCTGTAATTACGTTATATCCAGCAAGGAAATTGTTAGCCGTTACGTTTTGATTAGCATCACGTAGGACAACTGAGTTAGCCCCAGAAGAACTAGTAACGCCAGTACCGCCATAAGCAACAGGAATAGTTGTTCCATTCCAAACACCAGAAGTAATAGTGCCTAGTGGGCTTACGTTGCCACTAGCATTTAAATAAACTGCATCTTCTGCTGGATATGTAACAAATACCGTAACAGTGCCGCTAAATGTGACAGCAGACCCTGAATTGGAAGACGAAATAATTGTTGTGCGAGTAAGAGTTGGGCCAGTTGTTGAATAAGTACCGATACCAACTTCCCAGCTACCTGTAGTATCAGTAGCCGCATAGTAAGTAGTGTTGCCATTTCCAACAACAGCAAAAGACTGATACCCGGTAACACTTCCCGTTAATGTAAAGCTTACGGTTGTATTAGCAGTACCAGTCTGTTGGACACGGTCATAAACTACTAAAGCCATTTATGGCTCCTTAGCTTGTAGCAGTTGTGCTATATGTAACGCTTACAGTATCGCCAGCAGTTGTAGTCTTAGCAGTTGCAAAAGCTCCAGCGCTATATAGCGTGCCACCAGTATTACTCTGTGTAGAAGAAGCGCCTGAACCTAAAGTCAAGAAACAACCTGTTACGTTACCACCAGCACCAGTAATAGTGTAGGTAATAGCCGTTGCAGTAGAAGTAGTTACGTTTGATGGGCTAGAACCAGTAGAGCTAGCATTGCCAAACACTGCAGTACCACGAACAGCGGAACCACCAACGGTGTAGTTAATAAATTCAGTCCAGCCAGAGTGTGAAGTCATGGTGTCAGAAGCCGCAAATGTTGGGCTAGTTGTACCAATCAAACCTAAGTATGGGCCAGTAACAGTATAAGCAGAACCTTTTAACAAGGTATTGAGCATTAGCTCTTTACCGATAGAGTTAACTAAGTTTGGAAACTCTTGAGTCCACTTTAAATTACCTTGAGCATCACGGCACTCTACTTGGTAGAAGCCTTCAACGCCTACGATTTCGTTTTGTGCGGCACCAGCTTGCAGAGTAATCTCCGCTTGGTCGCCACAACTTGCTAATTCTTTTTGCATAAAAGCTCCTAACTAATTCTAATAATGGCGTTTGTCGCCGTGGGGGTTGGGAATGTTACAGTAAAAGTTCCTGCTGAAGTGTTCGTTTTATCCGAACCAAAATCCAAAACCGCTACCGCTGCATTAGTTGTACTATTATAAATTAAAGCGCATCTGGTAGTAAAGCTAGCACCAGTCCAAACTACTGGGGCAAATGAAATATAAGCGGTATTTGAACTAGTATCGCCTACAGGTACTTGGGTAATTGTTAGAGGTTTACCCCCCGCCGTATAACCAGCACCAGTAATTTCGTTAGCTGTTGTATAGGCGGTGGTTGAATTATTAAGGCTAGCATTGCCTGTATAAAGGGCAATTTTGTATGTATAGGGGGTGCCAACGGCAAAGTTCTCCAACCCGCTAAGCAAGTTGGTTTTAAATACAGTAGTCTGCCCTTGGACAATATTGGACATTATGCGCCTCTACCGCCGACGTTAATTTTAAGCTGCCCGTCTCTAAAGAAGTCGCCACGCTCAAGACCATCAGAAAGACGTTTAAGTTGCATTACCGCTTCTTGGTATTTGTCTTCATAGTACTTAACCATATCGGCTTCGCCTTTCATAAAAATCATAGCTTCGCGCATAGCACCATAAAACAATACTGGGTCATAATTATCACCAAGCCAACTACGTCCAGTAGCATTAGATACGGCGCTTACTGTGACAGAAAAGCCAGAACCAGTAGAACCAAGGGAAGAGCAAGAAAGAATATCGCCCACGACATAAAAGTTACCGCCAAAAGTAATGCTACAGGATGTGACGGAACCGCCGGCAATAACGATATCAGCAGTTGCGTTAGCACCTGAACCTCCAGTTAAAGATACATTTTGATATACACCATTGGTATATAGTGACCCACCAGTCAAAGAACCAACTGTAGTAATTTGACCTTGAACAGTTGTAGGAGGGTAGTAAAAATAGTGCATTTCTACCGTATAGTTTTGGTCTGGAGTAGGTGCCAAAATATAAGTCATATCTTCCAAATTAGACAACTGATTACCAAACAAAGCGTAATATTTAGGCAATCCCGTAGCGGTTGCCGTTGGGTATGCTTCTCGTAAAAAGTTAACATCTTTATTTAAAAGGTAGTTATAGTTACCGGTTTGGTCAACAACAGCAATAGAATAATTAGCTAACCAATCAGTTGGCAACGCTAAATAAGGGTTAGATGCTGACACTGTGCCAGTAACGTTTTTACGTAGCGTTGGTAAATTAACGGTGTTATATATGCGGTCTTCAGCCTCCTGAATAAATACAGGAATACTAGCTACGAACAGCTGTTCAGTATTTTCAGCGTAAGCTTGGATGTTGTTATATAACTGCTCGTAATTCATTCGGGTTTACCCTTAAGCCATTGGACCGCGTGACATACGACCTTTAGTGGCCGCACCAGCACCACGCATTTCAATGCCGTCAGTTTTAGTCTTAGCGTAGTTACCTTTAGTAGTTGTGCCAGTGCCAATATTTGCGTTATTTAAAAACTCCGCGCCTGTTTCTGTTGATTCTGCAGGTAATTCATTGCCGACAGTTTTGCCGCTCATTGTGTGCGGCTTAGCATATGTACTTGCTGGTTTGTTGTTAATAGCCATGATTAGCACCCATTCGCTTTAATTTTAGCCATGTTGCGGCCCATAGATAGCATGTCGTCATTTGTTTTACCGCCAACAACGCCTTTGCCAACTTTTTTACCCATTTCAATGCCGACGCTTGCGCCGTCATCACCTAAATTTCTACCTTTGGTTTTACCTTTGCTGGTAATTCCGTCAGCTGCGCTTTTATATCCCATGTTCTACTCCTAGTTAATTGTTACTGTTCCAACTTGCCCCTGACCTACTAAATAGTTAGGCGTTTCTTGATAATCGTAGCCCTGTCCTACAGGATTCCAACCCCACTGCGTATCACGGCTGCCACCACCTTGGTAGTTATATGCCGTTAAACCTGATGCTACATAACTATTATCCCGTCTTGGCTCCCTAACCGCTTGTGGATCGTTAACGGGGTACATCCCTAATTGTAACTGTGGATGGTCAGGATCCCAACAGTTTTTGCAAACTTTTAATTGATATGGCTTAGTCTTAATAATCTCAGTACGAAGCTCAGTCAACTTATACCTAAAATCACAACGATCGCACTGGGCAATTGCAAACTTACCGGACGAAAACTTATTTGGCATTAGCCACCCCCAAGGAACATCCTACGAGGCACAAACCGAACCGGTGCTTTTTCTCTATCTTCTTCAGCAGCTAATTGGAACTGTTGCTCATAATCAGCTTTTAAGGCGGCAATACGTTCTGCTGGTACGTTTGGTAACTTCATGGAAAGGTAATACGCTAAACCCGCAACCATGCAGTTTAAAAAGCGGAAAGGAATATCTTGGGTATTCACACCTGTACCGTCGTCTTGAATTCGACGTAAACGCCAGTAAACAAAAGTATAGGTTTGAGAACCATCTGGTGTAGGCCAGACTGTAATTTTTGGAGCATCTATACCCGCTGAGTTAACGCCATTTGGGTTAGTAGTGCTTGGGTATTGTGCGCCAGACATACGTTGAATCCAGACCTGAATAGGGCGTCCCTGAGACAGTTTATTTGGAATTGTAGCGTAGGTTGATACGCTGATGCGGCTGATGTTGATGTCCGTCTGTGTTGCTGTATTTCCAGCGTTAGTACGGATCTGGTGCTCTAAAAGGTCAATCGTATCAATTGGCAGATCGTATGTGTTTGTGCCCTGAACCAAAGTAATCTGGCCCTGCTCAATAGTCCACATATTAATACCACGGTTTGCCCATTCTATTGTGAGCAAATTCAAAGAACGGCGGGCAGTTCTAAAATCATAGCCGGAACGAAGCTCGGCACCGCAACGCTCAAAAGCGTCTTCAATCAGTTCTGTTAAATCTAGATTAAACGACGAAGAGCCAGAAGTTGTCATTACTTTGCCTTTTTAGCAACTTTAGTTGCTTTTTTAGCAACAGGTTTCTTTTTAACTGGACGTGTTGTAGCCTTGCGCACGTACTTACGCTTTGGACGTGGTGCAAAATCTTCTGATACTGGAAACGGCCAAGCCGCAATTTCCGCTTTAGGGAAAACTACTTCTTCCTCCGGCTTTTGAAACAAGCCAGACAACCAAGTAAAAAAGTAACGTAATCTCATTTCTTCAGTCCTTTAAGGGTTTCCGCCAGCCTAGCCCGCTTGCCCACCTTGCCGGGCTTCTTTGCAGCTGCAGCTAATTTGGCTGCCGGAATCTTTTTGTCTTTGGCAACACCCAAAGACGCTTTTAAAGCGCCAGGTTTTTTAATTGCTTTTTGAATCCATTTTTCAGCCATTATTTTTTCCTCGCTGCTCTCATGTTATCTACTAGGTTGGGGTAAGGTCGGCCAGCCGCTTTAGCCATAGCTTTTGCACTAGACTTTTTAGCTTCCGATAGTTTTTTTGGTTTGCCTAATCCTTTTGGACGTGGCTTATCCCAAATCTCGCCGCCTTTTTTTAGAAGTACGGCGCTTTTAGTAGCTTTAGGTTCTTTAGCTGGGTTAATATCGCCCATGCCACGACTAGCTTTCATTACTTCTTCTTGCCCATGTAGCCGCCGCCGCACATTTTTTCTACGTGGTCATCGTGAACCATATGACCTGCAGAGTGGGCTTTAAAATGCTCGTGATGTGGCTTGTGGCCTGAAGCGTGCATAGACATTGATTTAGCTAAAGACTCGTGCTTGATTGGCTCAATTCCAGCTTCTAGGGGTGCGTGATCCATTTTCATAAGTATTTTCCTTTGGTTTTACCTTTAGTTACACAGCCGTCTGCACGGCCGCCTTTAGCCATTTTCTTCATGGCCATACCGCCTTTTTTAAGGGTAATCTTAGTGCCCTTGCCACCTTTGTGTTCTTGAGCGTCATGCTCTTTGAACGCTTTTTTAATCATGGCAACATCTTGCTTTTTATCCATTGCCATTTCTTTTTTTGATTCAGATTTTGATTCTTTTTCCACTTTGCCACCTTTTTTATAAGCGTTACCTTGTTGGTCCATACGACCTTCTTCCATACCCTTACGAGCAGCGTCGCCACGAGAACCAAACACTTCATAGTCTTGTTTAGCTTCAGCTTCTTTGCCCTTGCGCGCATTTTCAGCGTAGTATTTTTTCTGTTGTTCTGGAGTCATGCCGCCCTCTCTAAATTTCTTGCCTTTATCGGCTTTTAAAAAATCCTCACCAACGGAGGCCTTAATACCTACTTTCTTAGCAAAAGCAGGATTTTTAGCAATTGCCGCCATGAAGTTGTGTTGTTTTTTAGACACACTAGGCATTATTTACTCCAAAACCCTTGAAACAAATTAGCCATAATAGCGCCAATTAAAGCCGCAGCGCCGCCAACACCTAACAATAGTCTCCAACCACCATGAGCTTCAGCTAAGGTCTTTTGAATAGACTGAATAGCTACTTTAATCTCAGCCATTTCTTTGACCATTTTGTCCATATCAGCTTGCAAGTGCTCAATATCGTTAGCATGAGTAGCTAGTTCCCTAGCTGTTAAGATTGGGTCTATATCACTCATTTTGTTCCACACTTCCATCGTCTTAAGCTAGCCGCTTTACGAGTTGGTTTGCCGTTCTCATCTTTCATTGGTCCTGGCATTCCCGACATTCTAGCGCAAAAAGATTTCTTACGAGGGCCACCTTCAGGCTGCGGGGCTTTTAAATTCGAACCAGTAGCCGCATTATATTTAGCACGACCTTTGGCGGTAAGCCCAGCGCCCTTAGATGCAGGCAGCTTTTCACCACGACCAACCGCAAGCGAAACACCTTTTTTCTTAGCCATATTGAAGAGTCTGGAAATTAATATTAGTCACAACAACATAGATACCGTTTTGAACCAAAATACCTTCACCAGAAAAAATAACTTGGAACGGTTGAACGGCTGTACCAGTATTGTAGCTAGTTACCCATTTACCAGTCGAGTAAACACA